GTCGGTTTCGATGCCGACGATCCGACAGAAGATTTCAGCGGACAGGCTCATCAGTAGCTCCCCCACTTCGCGGCATCGAGCAGAGCCTTCACGCCGAACGGAATCTCCGACAGGTTCGCAGCGTCAGCCGCCATCCGCTTTTCGTACCACAGGCCGACGAGCCACAGGATCGCATTCTTGACCCCCTGCGGCACGTTCGCAGCCGAGGCCCGCCCAGCCCACCACGTCACGCTCACGGCGTTGTAGTCGAGTAGGTACGAAGGCCACGACCCGCCGTACACCGTGCGAAGCACCCCAGGCCGGGAGTCGCGGTCCACCCGGTACTGGTTCGTCTCAAGCGTGGCCGTGCTGCCGGTCGAGTTCATGACATACGTCACGGTCACTGCCGTGTGCGTGCCAGCGGTCGCCATCGGCGGGCGGGGCAGTTCGATCTCTGCCGGGAACCCGTCCATCCGCATGACGAGTTGCTGATGCAGCAGGGCTTCGTCAAGGTAGGACTCGACCCACTCCCGCGCCGCCGTGACCAAGGCAGTCACGTAGGCATCGTCGGTGTCGGTGTCGATGCGGCAGTGAGCCTTCGCTTCCGCCAGCGTCACCGGCTCGACCACGGGCGGCGTCACGGTTCGCAGGCTGCGGTAGCTCATGGGCCGGTTCGCAGAGACGGGTCGCGGATAATCCATCACTCGCCTTTCGGTGGTCGGCCGCGTCGGCGTGGCGTCGCGTCAGCAGACTCGCCGCCTGGGTCAACGCTCGCCGTCTCGATCAAATCCAACTGCTGCTCACGCACGGCCAGCCCGTCCGCGATCAGCCGCTTTGCCGTCTCGTCTTCGCAGTCGATCACATCGTTGATGCGATACGTGCTGTAGTTCCTGGTCAGTTTGATTTTCATCAGTTGGGCACACTCCATGCAGTTTCGGGCTTTTTCATCGAACCAGTGAACTCCGTGGCGTACTGATAGACCGGCTTGGCAAAGTCCTTCCCCGGCCATGTGATGAGGTACTCGCCGTGCCCGATGGTCACGCGAGGCGTCACGAACACGCGGTTGCCAGACTCGCGCCAGTTCTTCCAGTAAAAAATGTCAGGGTCTAATCTGCCGTCATTCCATGACCCCTGCGGGTCGGGGCGGCTCCAGAACCACGGCTTCCGGCATCGCTTGAGGGCGGCGGTCGAGATGATCGTGCAGCCGAAATGCGCCGTATCGACTTCCTGCACCGGCTCGGCGAACCACTCCTTCGGCACCTCGGTCGCGCCGGATTCCGGCGGGTTCTCTAGCGTGCCTTTGAGCGTGAGCATCGGCCGCCCGTCCTCACGCTTCGTCTGGATCGGGGCGAGGGCGTCGCACTGGAACGTCAGGGCCAGGGCGAAGAGATGCTCCACGTCTTCCTTGCTGTAGAAGCTGTCGTAATCGGTCAGGAGCAGATACTCCGCTTTGTCGATCATCATCTCCATGCAGCGGGTATTCACCTGATCCCAGAAACAGCCCGTCCCGATGGTGGGGCGGATGCCGAGCGGCGTGAGGGCTTGTGCCCAGCCGAACGTGTTCGACGTGAACGTGAGCCGAGGCATCGACATGATGGCTTCGACCCGCACGTCAACCTGCGTATCGCCAACGCGAACGAGCATTTTCCAGCATCCAGAAAAAGGAACGGCTGGCAGAGCAAGTGCCCTGCCAGCCGTCCAAGATGCTCACGTTGTCAAGCGTCAGACGCTGGCGACAACCTGCACGCCCGAGCTAGAAGCGTCGGACGCACCGATCTCGCCACGGCCGAGCCGCACGACGCTGGCGACCACGCTGGCAGCGGTCGGGGTGGCGTTCACCCGCAGATACCGCTTCTTGCCACGCAGATCGACGTTCAGCCGCACGACGTTGCTGCCCGCAGTCCGCGAGCCGCTAGTCGGGATCGCAAAGCCACCCGTGCCATTGCCGACGAGGCCGGCGATGTCCGAGTAGCCGCTGCCCGAGGCGTCGGACTCCTCAACCTTCAACGCCCGGCAGATCGCGTCGGTGGTCGCCGCGTTCGGCTCAAGCACAACGTCGATGGACGCATAGGCATAGCCGAGCGTGTCGATGGTGTGCTGGGCAGTCGCGTTCGTCGCCGTGTCGGCCGTGCCGATGATGGCATCCGTCTTGGTACGTGCAAGATGAAGCATGAAACAGGTTCTCCTTAGAGGATGCTAGGGTCAGGCGGCGAACTTGAGAGCAACAACCGGGCCGGCCTTCGTGGTCGAGCCGAGGTCGTGGGCAACGATAGCCACGCGGCTGGTTGCGAAGGTCAGCGTCTGGTCGTACTCGATGAACCGGCTGGTGTCGGTCTTGATCGTCACCGCACGCCGCTCGCCGTAGGTCGCAGCCTGCGACATATCGCCGAAGAGGCAGGCGATGCCGTTCGCCGTGCCCGAGAGGCGGCTCTCAAGCGGGTGGCACAGCACGACCGGGAAGCCGAGGAACTGGAGACCAGCACCACCGGCCACGTCGGCAGCGTTGTTGCCCGAGGCAGCGACCATGAGCCGCAGCATCGAGGAACCGTAGCCAGCCGGCGAAATGTAAAACTTCGCATTCCGGCGGGCGTAAACCGGGAGCCGAGCGACGAGGCTCGTGAAGTCCGACAGCGTCAGGTCAGCGAACACGTCGTTGTTCGTGGCCGCAGTCACGACGCCAGCCGAGTGGGTGCCGTCGTTGATCGCAGTCGCCACGCCCACCGTGCCGTGGTAGGCCGAGCTACCGTCACCGATGAGGCCCGAGTTGTCGAACGCTTCCGCGAACGACTGAGCCACCTCGACCGCCATTGCGTCGGCAAGGTCGATGACCGAATCCTCAAGCAGGCTGTTCGGCACGCGATTGTCGATGCCCCACAGCTTCGCAACGAGGTTGATGTTGTCGAACGTCGCGTCGCTGGTCGCGGGAGCCGTGTTCTCGCCAATCGGACGAGCGGCAAGGCCGGTCAGCCGACGAGCCACAAGCATCGAATCCGTGTTCATCGTGACCCGGCGGAACTCGCTGGGCACCACGCCGAATTCCTCAACGAGCCGGATGATCTCGCTGGAAAGCTCGTCGCTCACCAGCACGCCACCGAGCGAGTTGATGCCGCCAGCCTGGGCACGGCTCTCGACGCCGTGGTCGACACACCACCGACGAGCCTCGGCATCACCAAGCACGAAGCCCTTGAGGTGCATACCAGCGCGGTAGGCGCGCTCTTCGGCGTTCACGCCAGCGAAGCCCTTGAGCTTCCCGGTCGCACGGGGCACAGCAAACGTACGCTTCTCCACGGTCGGCTCCTTGACTTCGGGGGCTTCGGTCTTCTCGACCACCTTGACGGGGGCGGCACGCTCGATGACGGCACGCAGTTCGGCCTGCTTGGCCTCGATCCGCTGGAGCAGCTCGATCTGCTCACGAAGCTGGGCGGCGCGAGCCTCAAGCGAACGGAGCGAGGACTCCTGCTCTTCGCTCATCGCGGGGGCATCGCCTTCAGCGGCGGGAGCCTCGGCGGTCGCTTCCATCTCAGCGACCACGGCAGCCAGTTCGTCGAGCAGCTTCTTGAGCTTGTCCACAATTCGCTCCTTGTTCGGGTTCAGACGGCCAATGCCGTCCACAACGTCGAACCTATGAAGCGAAGCCCCCACCCATGCAGATATGCGAGCGCGAGAGTAAAAGACTCAGCCGGCTTTCATGCGCCGGATTTCGACCGCTTGCAGCACATGCTTGTCGGTCGCGCCGCACTCGCGGCAGCGTAGGTACCTAATCTGGTACTCACCCTGCTGCTGACTGCTGGCAACCGCCAGCCGCCCGACGCGGCACTTCGGGCAGGGGTCGTTGGTCTTAGCGGCCATGCTGCTTGAGAACGCTCCGGTAGAAGTCGGCCCGCGTCGCCATGTACTTGCGTGCCTCGTCGTGCCGTCGCTGCTCGCTGCGGAACGAATCGTAGGAACGCTTTGCCACCGCCACATCGGAATCGGGGTAGGCCGGGAACGTGGTCGGGGAAACGTCGATCAAAGAGTCGATGGCTGTGACGGTCCTAATTGATCGACCTTCCTCAACGCTCCACGACTCGCCACCCTTGGCAATCTGGAAGGCGAACGACGAGCCACGCACGATGCCCGCACGGATGTTGCTGGCGATGTCGCGGCCGTAGGTGGTGTCGGGCACCGGGAACTCGTACCGCAGACCGACCTCGTCCACGATCAGACGCAGCGTGCCGGGGTAGCGGGCGAGCGGGTAGTTCGCGTCGTGGTTCCACAACGCCCGCGTCTCCAACGGCTTCTTCCGCCCGCGCCGCTCCGCGACGATGCCGAACGCCTGCGGGTCGATCCGCTCCGCGAAGTCGCCCAGGTCGAGCGAGTTGACGCCGAACTTCGCAGCGTAGCCGACGATCCATTCGTTCGCCTTGCCGTCCTCGGCACTGCGAGTCTCGACCGCCAGGAGCGGCACGTCCGACTCGATCTCGTCAAGGTTCAGGCTGCGTCGTTCGATTGCCATGCTGCGGTTCTCCTCGTCTGCGGCGTTCATCTGTTCAACCAGTTTGCGACTCCAAGCCCAGCCGGGATCGCTGCCCCACAAGGCCCACGCGATCCGCCCGTTACTCGGAAACCCGTCCTCGCCGGGTGCCCATCCTTTGCCCTGCTTGTCGATCTCGTGCCGGTCGAAGTACGCCTTCATCCGGCGAGCGGTGTCGGGGCTGATCGTCGTGCCGTTGGAGAGGTCGCGTGCACGGGCGATGCCGACCGCCGTGCCGCCGCGCCCGAACTCGCTTCGCCAATCGAGTCCCTTCTGTGCCTCCGACCGCACGCCCGCCGGGGGCGAGAAGTCGATGTGGTCATACTTCGCCATTCCTTGATTCTGCGGCCTGTTGCCGCGCCCCTTGCAGCCCGGTAGACTTCCCCGCCATGCCAAAGATCGAGACGAGCGAGTACGTGACGGTCGGACATGCTGCGGAAATCGCAGACGTGAGCCGCCTGTGGATGCGCAAGCTGGCCCAGGCCGGGAAACTGCGTGCTGTCGAGATTGATGGGCAGTGGTTCATCTACAAAAAAGACGCCGAAAAGTACGAGCGTCACCCGTCTGCCGGCCGGCCTCGCGGGTGACTTTCTCGCCGTGCTAGGTGTCCAGTCGGAAATACCCCTAAAAACTGCCTGAAATAACGGGCAAAAATATTTTGTCTCACCCCCTTGCCACCGTATTGCCGACTGGATATACTGTGGGTGTGAGGGATTGGTGATCGGGAGTTGAAAGGAGGGTTTCTGTGGCGAACGTGATTCGGTTCGGAAGCGGTCGGTGGGGTGAGCGTGAGCAGGGGGCTTACGGCGACTTCGTTCTTCAGCACGTTCCCTTTGAACACGAACCGGGGATTGAAGCAAAGGAACTGGAAAATCGGCTTGCGTGGGCTGTTTATCGGAAGTTTCAGCCCCGGAACGGTTATGAGGCTCGCCTTCACGCCGTGAACGCAGAAGCTGGGGAGTTGGTGATTCGGCACTACTTTGGGATTGGAGAGTGAACAGATGATGAATCAGTTTGATTTCTGGATTGTGCGAGCCGTGGCAAGCAGAAAGGCCGCGATGGTTGCTGCCGGGGTTGAAAAGGGGCAGATCGAGAAGAAGCGGGTTGGCTGGGCGAACTATGGCAGCAAGCGGTACCCACGGTACCGCTACGAAGCCGCCGTGGCTTACGTCGATGCCCCCCTCGGCCGCGATGCCCTGAACGCCGAGGTTGCCCGGTGGGAGGGGAAGGGCGTCGATTTGGTGGTCAACTACCACTGCTCTGACTGAGCCGTCAGAAAAAGCGGGGGCTGAAAAACTTTTCTCCCCCTCTTGCCTTGGTATTGCCGATAGGATATACTAGTGATGTGATGGGTGAGTGGTTTGGTTCCTGAAAGGAGGCTTGAGATGAACGAGGCTGTTTTGAGTCACTTCCGGTCTTTGGCCGCTGCGATGGCCGGGCCTGAGCCGCAGAACTGGCAATGGATCGGGCCGTACATGAGCCAGCGAATGTTCGGCATCAGCGAGAGCCGGGCCAAGGAATACGCGGCCCGTCATGGCGGCGTGGCGGCAATGATGCCGCCCCAGCCGGCGGCGTGGGAGCTTGAGTACGAGAAAGTTGTCGCGGCTGCGGCCGCCCAGAAGGGAGAGTGAGCGATGAGCAAGAAAGAAGTGACCGTCGAACTTTACAAGAAGTCATCCGCATGGAACTCCGCGAACGAGTACCTCGTGAAGCGTGGAGGCGTGGTGGTGGGTTATCTGGTCAAGTTCCCGAACGCTCGCGGAAGCGTCAGCCCGTGGACCGCTCTCCGGCCATACACCGGAGAACTGGTGGGCCACTACTTCGGATCGAACGCAAAGGCGATGGCGGTGATGGCGGTTTCCTGAACAACAACGAAAGGAAAGGTGCAACATGACCATGCGAGAACGAATGGAGCGGCGGGCGGAACTTCGGCGGGAGTGGGCCGAGAAGCGAGTCGCCAAAGCGGAGGCAGCGTTCAAGGCTGCTCACGCCGTGGCCGCACGGATTCCGCTCGGCCAGCCGATCCTGATCGGACACCACTCCGAGAAGGGTGCCCGAGCGGATGCCAACCGGATTGATAACGGAATGCGGACTGGCATTGAGTCTGAGCGAATGGCGGTTCGGCACGAACGGGCGGCGGCGACCCTTGAAAGCCGGCTCAAGCGGACCATCTTCAGCGATGACGCTGACGCAGCCGAGAACCTCAAGAAGCGGATCGCTGATCGTGAGCGGATCGTGGAACGGATGAAGTTTGTCAACAAAGCCCACGCGAAGTTTCTGAAGACCGGCGTGATGCCGGAAGGCGTTTCAGAGGCTGAGGCTGAGAAGATCAGAAGCTACAAGCCGGCATACACCTGGGAGCCTCACCCGTTCCCGCCGTACGCCGTGACCAACCTTCGGAACCAGATCGCTGCCGACCGCAAGCGGCTGGCGATGGTCGAGCAGATGGCAGGCCGGGCGGCGGCAGCCGAGGCCGCGTCTGGCGGAGTGCTGATTGAGGGCGAAGGGTTTGTTCGCGTGACCTTCGCCGAAAAGCCGGCCCGCGAAATCCTGACCGAGTTAAAGGCGGCAGGGTTCCGGTGGTCTGCGGGAGCGTGGTTGGGGTATCGGGAAAAGCTGCCGGCGAGCGTCGGCCAATGAACCGGCGGCACGTTGCCGCCGGGGTGTGGTTTGAGAATTTACTTGAAAGGGAGCGACTTATGGGAATGCACTTCCACTACCCGGAGATGGGTGAAAAGCGGCGAGAGGATTCGCAGATCGAGGCGAGCCTCGGCCACTACGGCAAGCACTACTACATCAAGACCCCGCTGACCCTCAAGGGACGCGGAATTGAGCACCTTCACACGCTGTCGCCAGACGATCTAGCCGAATCGGCAAGGCACAAGGCAGGATGGCACCAGTACAAGGTGACGCTGCTAGCAATGAAGAAACTCGCCGAGTCTTACGTTGTCACGGGCGAGTTGCTGCTGTGAGCAGCCTCGCCGGCAGTGGTATGCTGTTTTCAAGGAGTACAACCTATGGCTCTTGATACCGACCAGATGAACCAGTTGCTCTACGACGCAATCGACGGCAAGGACAAGCCCAGCCTGCCGGGAGATGAGGCTGCCGCCTACTTTGCGAAGATGCAGAAGCAAGTCGCCGACATGAAGAAGAGCGGCGTGATGCCGATGCCCGTCAGGGACTAGCGTCGCTTTCGCCTGCTCGGCTTGGCCTTGGCAAGAAAACGGTCATAGGCAGCTTGATCGTGAATTGTCAGGCTCGTCCCACGGGCGGACGCGACTTTTACCGGCTTGCCGCCGGCCGTTGTGTCGTACAGATCGCTCTGATCGAACAGCCCTCTAGCGACGGCTTCCGGCCATATCTGCGACACGTTGGCGTGTGTTTGCCTAATTGCGTCTTCAGGCACGTCGCGGCCAGTCTTCTTGCCGCGATCCTTTGATCGCTTCACGGCTGTCTCTGTGTCGCACGTCACGTAGTCGGCCTGCACTTTGTAGCCAGCATCCCGGAACGGTCGTACTTGAGCCTCTAGCTTTTCAATAGAGTTGTCGCCAGTGCCATCCCACACAACATCTTGCGAGCCGCTCCTCGCAGACGCCATGACCCGCTTGTTGAGGTGGCTGGACTCTTCGTGCGAAATCCGTGCGGCATCTAGGTTCCCTGCCGCAAGCCCATCCCTGTAGTCAGGGATATCCGCCTTCAGTTCATCCGGGTTTGCGAGGACGTGCTTGTCTGGGTGCTTCACGTCTCCGGTTTTGATGATGCTACTTTTCCCTGCCGCCGGACCACCGCCCATCATGTAGAGCGTCGGCTGCTCTGACTTTGGCACGCCAGTAGTCGCGTCAGAAATTATTTCGCGGTGCATCGCTTGCCGCTCTGGCGTGAACGATCCATCAGGGAGCGTATGGCGAGCCATCGTGTCGGAGCCTGATGGATTCGCCTCCGGGTAGTCGCTGGTCTTCCTGGCACTTCGGTGGTCTTCCCTCGTCTTGTATGCCTTGCTGCCCTCTACGTGGGCGGGGCCGTCAGCGCCGCCGCCGCCGGTTCCAACCGAATCGTCGCCAGCACCGGAAGATCCGCCTCCGCTTGAATCTGATCCTCCCCCGTCGCCCTTGCCGCACTTGTTCCCCGGCTTGAAGCCACCGGCACCAGTGCCGCAATCGCGACGCTCAATCACCGCCTGAACCGACCGCAGAATCCGCACGCAACGCAGCACGGCATCGGCGTCTCCCGGTCGCGCTGGGCGAAAGACGGCGATCACTTCTTGCGTCTCCGCACTTTCGGCTTGTCCTCGCACTCTCCGCACGGCTCGGGAGGCGTGATCGTCTGCGGCGAATCATCCACCCACACGTCCACGCTGATGCCTGCGGCGTCGGCGGCGTCAGCCTTGAGCGTGTCGCCACCGACGAGTAGCACCTGCGAGAACGACTCGGCGTAGTCGCCGAGAGATGAGATCACCTCCTCTCGATCTGACTCTGGCCGGCGTGAAATCATCACGACGGTATTCCCGTCGGCAACCGCCTTGCGAGCGAACTCACCCCACAGGGCAGGGTCGGCCGCGAACGTGCGGTCGAAGTCGATGCTGACGGTCATCGCCCGCAGTTCCGGCAGCGAGCGTCCCGCCGGGGCGGCGATCACCGGCTCGGCTTGCGGCGGCTGCGCAGGCTCCGCTGCTGGCACGGGCTGGTTCTCGACCACCCCGGCGAGGATCGCCTGAACGCTGGCGGGCGAAATGCTCGGGAAGCTGGCAGCAACCATAGCCGCCGCGCCTTCCTTCGTAAGCAGTCCCGCCGGCACCTGCGAGATGATGGCGATGAGGCCGTTGATCTGGGCACCGTTCAGCGACACATCGGCAACCTGCGGAGCCTCGGGCTGGGCCGGCTCGCCAGGAGTGGCCGGCACAGCCTCGCTAGCCGCAGCCGCAAGCCCACCTTCGACTGCCTGCCCGTCGATGCCGCTTCCCGGCTGCTGCTGGGCCATCACGTCGCCTTCGGTCGGCTTCTCGCCCAGCGTGCCCATGTTCAGCGGCCGATACCGCTCGTCGCCGCCTTCGACCGGATCGAGGTTCTCACTCGCTCTGATGTCGTTCGTGCTGACAACGCCGACATCCCACATCGCACGGTAGTACGCCGCACGGCTCGCGGCATCGCCACGCAGCAACCCACGCACGTCGAACTCGACCAGATACTTTTCGTCATCGACAATGAGGTCACGCATGAACGCCGACTCAAGCCGCCGCAGCCACGGCACGACCGAGTGTGTCACGTACAGAATCTCAGCCTGCGGCGACCCCGCCTCCAGGCCGAGCAGGTGGCCGGGAATGCGAAACAGTCGGGCGATCTCGCGTAGCTGGTGGTCCCGCAGTTCGAGGTACTGCGAGTCGGTGTTGCTCGCGTACGGCACCTCGTACGGCTTGAGTCCACCCGTGAGGACCGCCGTCTCGTGGGCGTTGTGCGGGCCGCGATGCTTGCGGTTCCAGTTCTCGGCAAGCTCGCGGCGTGCGTCGGCGTTGAGTTGATTTTCAGTCGAGAGGATGAACCCAGGGCGGGCACCGGCACCGAAGAACCGCGCCCCGTGAATCTCGCACGCCCGTGCCAAGGCAATCGCCTCGCGGCACTCCTCCACCACCGAGATGCCATGCACGCCGTCATCGCTCGGACCGCGAACGTGCAGAATCTGCTCATCGGTGTAGATCGTTTGCTTGCCCTTCGCCTCGCGGTACGTGTACCGCAGCCGGCCGTTCTCAAGCGTCTCCACCTTCATGCGGCTCGGGTGCAACGGCACGATCTGGTCAATCGCACCGGCCGGGCCGGGCACAAGCTCGCTGAATGCGTCGCCCCACAGGCAGACGTGCATCACCACTTGCTCTCGCCACTCAAACGAGGTCTGCCATGCGTTCGGCTGCGAGTGCAGCTTGCGGTACAGCGGAATCTCGCGGGCGAGCCGCTTGCCGCCGCCCGCCGTCCGCTCAAGCAGGTGCAGCGGCAGGCCTGCGACCGTTTCACCCAGAACCCGGATGCAAGAGAACACCGCCGCTACAGACGTGGCGTTCTCGGGCGTGATCCGCACGCCAGCCGGCGAGCGACCGCTGCTCTCGTCATCCCACGAACGCTCTTCGCCGGGAAGCCACAGGATGCGGTGCTGGTTGGGGGCGATCATATGAAGAAGATTTCGGGGGCTGTGCTCGTCTGCGATTGCTCGCACCGCATCCACGACCCGATGCCCTGGCACAACGCCACGATGCCGTCGATTCGCTCCGTGGATGCCGACTTGCTCGGGTAAATGTTGCCGTGCCTGTCTTCGTGAATGGCTGCGTTCCCGGCGTTCCACGTCAGCACCGGATGCCCGGCGTGCCGCAGTCGGCCATTCAGAATCAAGTTCTCCAGCGTCTTCGCGGGGGCCGACATACCGGGGCCACCCTGCGGCCATCCTTTCACACTTAGCCCGGAACCTTGCAGTAGGTTCGCCAGCATTTGGGCGTTGAACTTCATGTCCACAGCCAGTTCTCGCACGTTGTATTCCTCGCAAATCTGGCTGATGTCGCTGTGCAGCACGGTGTAGTCCGTGACGTTTCCTTGCGTCACGCGAATGTGCCCGTCGCGAATCCAGCCGAGATAGTCAACCTTGTCCCTCTGAGAACGCTCCACGGCATTCGCTTCTGGAATCCAGAAGAACGGCAGCACATCCATCGAGTTGTCGGCAGGGTCCGGGCACACCAGAACCAACGCCGAAAGGTCGTACGTGCTGGCAAGGTCGAGGCCGGCGTAGACAGGTCTATCACCGAACAGCCGGATCGGGTTGGCGCACATGCCCCAGGCGGCCGGGGCAATCCATCGAGTGTCTTGCGTGGTCCAGACGTTGAGCCGGTATCGCAAAAATGAGTTGAGCTTTGTCGGACTCTGCTCAGCCTCGCGAGCGTCGGCCGCGAAAGACTCCTCAGTGATCGTCTCGCCGAGCGAAGGATTGGCGATCTTCCACACGCGAGACTCCTTCCACGTCCCATCCGCTCCACACTCTGGCGGTGCCGCATAGATGCACCCATAGAACGCCGGATCAAACGCAGGGTCGGCAATGCACTTTTCTGCGTATGAATGCTGTTCCCAGCAGATCGAGCGACGGTCGTAGCCCGCTGTTGTGATCGACAGAATCAGCGGCTGCCGGCGAGCCGCACCGCCGTACCGCAACGCATCCCACAATCGGCGATCTCGCTGGGCATGCAACTCATCGAAGAGAAGCATGTGGATGTTCAAGCCTTCGGCCCGGAACGCATCGGCCGAAAGCACACGGTAGAACGAATTGGTTGCCCGGTCGATGATGGTCTTCCTAGAGTCGATCACCTCCAGGCGGTTCGACAGGGCCGGCGACGCCCGCACCATCGACGCGGCCTCGCGATAGATAATCCCAGCCTGCTCACGGTCGCATGCGGCACCGTAGATTTCAGCCCCAGGCTCGTTGTCGCAGATCAACCCGTACAAGGCGACGCCCGCAAGGGTCGTGCTCTTGCCCTGCTTTTTGGGCAATTCAATGTAGGCGGTTCTGTATTGGCGAGTGCCATCCGGCTTGACTCGGCCGAAGACATTTCCGAGCACGTCCTTCTGCCACTGCATGAGCATGAAGGGCTTGCCGGCTGTCTGGCCCTTGCTGTGGCGAAGGATGCTCTGGAAGAAATCAAAGACGAGCTTCGTTTTCTTGTCGCTGACAGGCGGAAGGACGCCGTTCGCTTCAGCCGTGGCGAGCGAAGAAGTCGGCGAGTTCGTCAGCCGGCTTTTCGACTTTCGTGCCAAGCCTCACCCTTGAACTAGGCGTCAGACCAAACTCAGCCATGAGCGAAGCCTGGAGCGACACAAGACCACGATACAGAGAGCCAGCCGGATTCGGCTTCACACCACCGAGGTCGGTTTTGATCGTCGGCCCACTCGCTCGCAGTTCCAGCAAACACTGCTGAGCAGCAGCGTACACCTCGCACAAAGTCGCAAGAGCTTCGCCGTCTCCAGTGGTCAGCGTCCCGACTGCCGACAGGATTGAGGCAAGCTCTTCCCATTTCGCTACAGCGAGCGGTTCCACGGCCAGACGATCTGGCATTGGAGGCACGCCGACCGGAGCGGACGGCTCCCGCTTGGGAGCACCTCGCTGCGTCCCCTCAAATACCTTAAGGGCAGTCGGCTTCGGCTTACGTCCACGGGCAGCCATATTTCGCGGCGGAAAAACGCCGTTCCTATTCCGCAACGCGCTCGCGCGGC